AATCTGAACATAGTTCTGTGCAAAATACACAGGATCATCCTTACATTTAATATACTCCTCAATTTGTTCTTGTGTAAACTCAATTGGAGTATTAGCCTTCTTTAGAAGGGGATTACCAAGATATACATTATCAGCCATAAATCAATCAACAATTCCAAGCTCTAAGTGATTTGTTTATCCTGCTATCAGGATCTCTTGAAGTTTTAGCAGACGTTAATTTCTTCTTCATACCCTTCATTCTCGCACAAAAACTCTTTCTACGAGGGTTCCCAACTTTTTTTGAAGGTGCCTTAAGATCGCTTCCTGGGTTTTCACGTTCATACGACTTTCTACCTTTTTCATTCAATCCTCCTGATTGATTCTTACCAGATTTCTTTGTCCAGGCTGCACTCTCTTCGATGTCAGCCTCTTCAGACTTTTTTAGTTCGTACCCCTCTTTCTTCAGTTTCTCACGTTTGGCTTTAGACTTAGCGAGTATTCTATCTCTAGCTGCATCTCTATCACTTTTGGGGATAGGTGTAACAGCTCCTACCTTCTGATCAATGTCACCAGGGGCATAACCCTCATAGGATGTTCCCATCGGTTTGACATAATTATTGTTAGGACCAGGTTTAGCTCTGTCGCCGCCACCAGCAACTAACATAGTGTCACCAGGTTGTCTTAGAGCCAGATCAAATCTCTGAACCATACATCCGGGGTAGATCTTCTCAAGAGCTGCTGTTACTTCCTGTCTGGTAGGTTTCTTTACTTCAGGGAAGAACAACTTGATCATCATAAATTTACCTCTCCAGGAAAAATTGACGAGATAAACATTACCATTCTCATTAATTCTTGTTGCTTCGTCTAATACATCTTCATCATGATGAGGTGATGGATTAGATAATCTCTCAAGAACCCTTTCTCTCTCTTCAGATACACCAGATTTTCTGAGTCTCTTTGCCTGACTCTTGTGCATCTCAACAGCCTTATCAAGTTCCTTGGCAATGCCTTTCACACTATCAGGATTCTTGTGACTCTCCTTAACTTCAGTTTCTTCTTTCTTGACACAGTTTGGATATCTCTTACCAAACATAGTCTTCATACCTTTTTTCTCATATCCTTTCCAACATGCTTCATCAATAACTTCTACTTCAATACCAGCATACTTCATAGCTGCAATCTGAGTCTCAGTGAACTCAGGAAGGTCATAGAAACCTTCAAATCCTTCTTTCTTAGTGGAATTACCCCAGTTAGATGCACCAACCTTACGACACTTTACCAATGCACCGGAGGCATAAGCTGAAGGCCATACAGAATAACGAGACTTTACCTTACTATAACAGGCGTCTTTAGTCCCACTACCTTTACCTTTCTTATCTGATGCTTCGTTAAAGATTTCTTCTTTCATTTTCTTCTTGGGTTTATCAGTAGAAACGTAGGTTGGTTTGGATGCTCCAGACTTTTGTTGTTGTCCGGGATCTTGTCTTGACTTTCTTGTGTCAGCTGATCGAAGTTCTTTCTTCGACATGCTAGCTTTCTTAGACGAAGAATAACACTTAGGTGTTCCCTTTTCACCAGGTTCATTAGCACAAGGGGAACCATCAGATTGAACCCAACCGGGTTTACCATCTTTTGATTTGGATTTACCAAACCAATCCCTAAGTCCCTCTTCGTTAATCATCGCAAATAAAGAGTTTCTTTTATTTATAGTCCAATAATAGTCAAAGGGTTTGAGAACACAGTGGCTACACCTGTTGTATTGTCAAACTCAATTCTATTACTTTCATAATCCAAAGTTTTCATATTTCCCAACTCAATACCATCACTGGCAATTCCAATATTGCCACCACCACCAGAACCATTGATTTCACTGATTAGTTTAGGCATCAGTTTGCAGTCTCCAATACTGAAAGAAGAACTTTAAGTGTGCTATTAGCTCCAGCACTTGCTTTGACAGAATCATTGGTCTGAAGAACCAATTTACCGTCGAGAGGGATGAAAGCATCATTGACTGGTACAGTGGCACCTTTGATGATTTCAGTTGTAGTGGAACTTCTAACATGTGACATGGTCACTGTTGTAGAATCACTCGCAACATTTGTGATATGTGCATAAAGAACAATACCGGTATATCCAGTCGGTGCAGTGTAGACTGTCTGATCAGATGTGGTCAGTACAATCGTTTCTGTCTTGAATCTATTAAGTGCTAACTGTGCCATTTAACTAAGTGCTAGAATGAAAGGGGTCATTTCTGAGAACAGACTTTTGGAGAATGCTCTTCCACTAATCGTTCCTGTTGATTGATTAATCTGGAACTCATCACCAATTCTGAAATTACCAGACTGGTCGGTACTGGTATAAATCACACTACCTCCATTTTGAGTCACAACTTCATTTGCTTGAATTGTAACACCACCTCTCTTGGGTGTTGCTGATGTAATATTATTGCCGGAACCAATATACTCAAAAGTATGGGAACTGGCGATAATCTTACTCTGTTGGAAGAAATATGTTGTAGATCCTACTCCAACAGTGTTGAGTAGATTTTCAGCAAGAGTTAATGTAGTAATCCCAGCAGTAATAGGAGTTGAGCTATTTATCGTGTAATAGGTATCTGCCATAATTGCTGTCGCAGTGGCGGTTGTACCTGTATCTGGAGCAGAGATAGTTACAGTAGCAGTTCCTGTATATTGACTTCCACTACTAATGATATCAATTTCAGTTACTGTACCATTTTCTATTGTGACGAATGCTGTTGACACTTCTCCATTTGGACCTGTGGGAGATGATATACTTACAGAAGGTGTACTTGTATATCCACTACCACCAGATGTAATTGTAATGGTTTCTACAGACTTGTAGAGTTGATCAAAATAAACAATTTGACCATCATATGGTCTAGTAGCAACATCACCTACATTCACAACAATATTATCTTGTCCAACATTGCCACTTGAAGTTACAATACCAGTAAACTGTTGATCACTTACACCATTAGCAACCAAACCGAAAGTACCAAAACTACAGTTACTATTTGCCAGGTCTGCTTGACCACCTTTATGAACTGTTATAGCTTCATTACAACAAATAGTGAATACTGAAACTAATTGTGCATATCCCTGATTAGTAATAGCAACACCAACACCACCTTGATTGTATTGTGTAAAGGCATCAACATTCATTGACTTAGTCAAGACAGCCTTATCACCATCAACCCTGATACCAGTTCCAGTAGTGGTGTCACTAGTACAGTTCTGGATGTATGGACCTTTCCACTTACCACCACCAACATTAGTAGCACCAGCTGTTGGGAATGCAACTGCAGATGAAGGAGCCAGGTGACCGGAGAAGGTCATGTTAGCTAACTTACATCCTTTATTGACATGGAACAGATCTTGAGTTGTACTACTTGGTAAGACCTTTACAGTTCTTTGATCATCACCAACTACTGCTACAAAAGCTGGGAGTGTGATAGGATTGTTCTCAACATAATTACCAGACAATACCTTGATAACTGAACCTGACTGAGCCACACCAACAGCTCCGGTAATAGTCAGTTTAGCGTTATCAATTGATGTTCCATTATTGTCATCATTGCCATCTTTAGCAACATAGAATACATTGGGTGCTGAGTTGATACCTGTGGCACCAGAGTTAATGGTAACATTTGGACCAATCTCAATATTAGAATTGGAGATGGTAACAATACCAACACCGATTGTTTCATTTTCACCATCGATGGTGACTGATGCTGTACCAATAGTAAGGATTCCAGTAATTCTTGCGTCACCTCTCACCAAAAGGGCAGTAGCCGCTGTTCCTGTATTGACTTCAAGACCACTTCTGAATGTTGAAAGGCCGAGAGAATCCACATGCTTTACATCATCATATGTGATAGTCCCAGCAACATTCACATTTGTGAAGTTACCAGTTGTCATTGTGATAGCAATACCACTAATGAAACTTGTTTGAGCTATTCCTGCACCACCAAAGGCAGTGCTAGCAATACCAACCCACTTGGAGTTAGCCTGATCATAAATCAGTAGTTTATTATTTCCTGTTGTACCATCAAACGAAACATCATCAAGATCTTTTATAAATCCTGCTCCACCACCACCCATCGTAGAGAGTTGAGTGGTGATTCTAGATAAGAACAACCTGTAGTGAGCAGCCAGATCATCCAGTGTCGCAAATTTCTGGTCAATAGGTGTCAGTGGGTCAATCTGACCACCGGCTTTTTCTTTTTCTTCTGGAGGTTCGTTGAGAAGATAGTTTTCTTTTAATTCAGTTTGCTCAGTTTTAATTAGAGAAGCAAGTTTAGATAACTCTTTCAGTTCTTTTCTAAGAGAAAGAATATCACTATCAATTCTTGAGACATCCTCGTCATAATATTTTACTTCAGGAAGAGTATCAACAGTCCCCTTCAGATCAGTAAAGAACTTGAGAATAGACTCATCTGCCTTCACACTCTGTTCGTTGATCTTCTCAATCTGTTTCTCAAGAGAATTTTTAAGTTTATTCTGTTCACTAAGGACAGATTTTCTTAACTTTTTGTCATCATCCTTAAATGTATTACGAAGTTCCCAGATTCTAATGGAAGTTTCTTTTATCTCTTGATAGATTTTATCCTTAGTTTCTGTGATTCTATCATTTGTTTGATCAAGATTGTCTCCAAGGTTTTTTACATCAACTTTAAATTCAAATTCTTTAACCTCAAGAGACTCATTTAGTTCATTAACCTCACGATTAATCTTCTCTTTGATTATATCAATATGCCCTTGTACCTTGCAGAAGTCATCATCGATGAGACTGAAAGTTTTACCAATCCAAGAGAAGTCTGGGACTTCCTGAACTTCCTGAATCCAGTCAGGAAAGGTTGGAATATCCTCGTTTACCTGTTCAATTCTTGATTTGAGAGACTCAAGGTCTTCTTCATAGTATTTTACCTCTGGAAGAGACTTGAGTTCTTCCTTAATATCGGTAATTTTGTCATAAATTGAGTTAATATCATGGTCATAGTACTTGACCGTAGGAATTTTTGACTCAATTTCAAATAATTTACCCTCAAATTCTTCACTTTGAACACTTAGGACATCAATTTTGTCTGTCTTTGCATAATTTGATTGAATTTGTTCAATTTGAGCACTAATTTCTGCTAATTGATCATCATAATACCTAATTTCAGGTATTTCTGGAATATCTTTTCTTACATCATTGACCAAACGGACCAGTTCCGACCATTCTGGAACCTGAACAACGTCAGTTACTTCCAAAAATGAATCTCCATCGGAATTTTCGATGGTCTGAGTTTCTTCTTCTACAGTTTTTTCAACAAAATCTTCTACTGAAGGTAGATTTTCTTCCTTCAATTCTTCTACTGACGGCAAATCCTCAGGATTTTCTATGAAATCCCTATACGAAGGTAAGTTATTATTGTCACGCGACATGTCAGTTATTAGTAAGAATACTTTGGGATTTCTCTCCCATTCTTACTATTTATCATTAGTATTTTTCTTCAATAACTTTTGAAGTTCAGCTGTTGAACCAACAAAAAGTGCATTATTGACAGTTGTTGGACCTTTAAGATCTTTTTCATCTTCCACATCTTTCAGTTTCTGTTGCAATGTAAGGAGTTTGTCAGTAGCATCAGCTACGTTCTTGATCAATTGGCCAGCTACCTCGTATGCTCTAGGCATCTCACTTTCCTGTGCCAACTCAAGAATACCATTGATAGCCTCTTGTCCCTTCTCAATGATAGAATAGAGGTTACCCCTTGTATATTCGTAGTCTTTTCTGATGTCTTCAGAATTAGTTTTTATTTTCTCAATCTTTGAACTAATAACATCCTTTTGAACTTCTACCTCAACAGATTCAACATTAAAAGTTTCATCTAGTTTCTCATACTTATCAGTCATGTATTACCTCAGAAAACCATACCATCAAAACCAAAGTCATCACCAACCTCAATGAAGTTAGCATCATTGGCTGTGATGGTCTTAATTGTAGAACCAAGAACGTGTTCTTTGACCTCAGTTCCGTCCTGACCTCTTTTGACAGTGATATTATTGCCACTGACTTTCTCAATATACATCTCCTCTTTATTAATTTCGATGTATGTTGCTGCCGATAGTTGAGATGCATCACCTACAGTAATCACTTTCTCTGTAGAATCTATGTTCTCTGTAGTAGTGGTGACGACACTGTCATCATAATCCTGGATAGCTCTTGGTACAACTCTGTAGGAGATGTCTCTTTCTGGATTTCTAAGACCTGGACTAGCGGATCCGGCAACGTAACCAACAGTAACTTTTCTGATAATATCGTTTGAAACATCTGTTAAAGGTCCGAAGAGGAATGTTTTAGCTGTAAATGTTAAAGTATATACAAGAGATCTTCTGGTCTCAAAATTACCCTCATAATCATCTTCCATTTGAATACCCTCAAGTTGGATGGGGATATCTCTCTTCTCTTTAAAATCACCAAGAAAATTAATTGGGAGATTATAAGATGGTTGGAAATATGGAAGAATCTGTTCAACAATCTGCAACATGTCATCATTCAGTTTTGTCATGACAGACAACTGAATAGTCATGTTATATGGTACGGGGACATATCCTTTCTTTACTTCGCTGCCGGTCGTATTTTTGACTACAAATTGTTGTGTCTGAGTTGATTTTCTAGTAGGATCATACTGAAGATCGGTGAACTCAAATGACATCCTTGGTAAGGACATTTGAGTTGACTTATTCAGATTAGCTTGCTGTTCAATCCTAGCAAGAAACTTCTGAGTTGGTCCATATGCCAATGGGACTCTCAGAGTACTAACACTATTGTCAGATTCATTTTTATGTTGAATTTCAATCCCATTAAACATTGATCCAAATCCGATAATTACGGATCTAAAGATCTCATTATAGAAATACTCAAACATCAGTCTAGTGTTTATTTGTTACTATTTAGATTAAGGCATCCCAAAGGGGTTATCAGAACTAAAGTCCATGATTTTATTACCCTCAGATTGGAATGTATCGTTCTCAGCAAATGTATCAACTAAGTCATCTTTATTGACTGCACTAATCATGTATGATGCTCCAGAATCTTGACCAACAATTCTTTCACCAACAACAAAGTTACCGGTGACAATAGAAATTTCCAAATTGTTTATTGTAGAATTCCAATTTTTAACTCTAGCTTGAGTTCCAGATTGAGAACCAACTACAATCTCATTGAATATGAATGATCCAGATCCACTATTAGTATTTCCAATACCACCAATCACAACCTCTGGTGTGAGAACATATTGTGCTCCACTATTGATAATGTACACTGACTCTACTGTACTTGAAGCACCAACGATAGAACCAGCTGTCGCTGTGGTTACACCAAGAACTTGGTCAATATAATTTTTCTCACCCGTGTCATTAGTGATGGTGATTATTGGTGGGGAAAGATATCCACCACCACCATAAGTTACATCAATACCAGTAACAATACCACAGTTCTGAATACCAACTTCAATGATGGCTGTTTTGATTCCAGTGTTAGTTGTTGTTTTACTAATTGTCAGGGTGGAAACTCCGATACCAGTTACAAATGTGATATCTGGGAAGACTTGAATATCTGGATTATAGTACTCACTATATCCAGTTCCTATTCTGATTCTATCCCCAACAACCATATTTGTGGTATTAATATTAGTAATTGTTGTAGTAGAAATACCAATAGTACCAGTTGTTTTGATTGAGTCAAATCTGATTGTAGAAATACCAGTTGCTGTGAACTGTGTGGTTACACCAGTTGGTGCAGTAATAGAAACGTTAGGAGTGGATTGATAACCAAATCCACTATTACCAATGGAGAGTGATGTAACTGTACCAGCGATGGATACTGTAGCTGTTGCTGTAGCTTGAACTGGTGAGGGATTACCACTGAAACTAATATTAGGTACAACAGTATAACCAGCACCAACAGTTGCTGATGTTCCAACTGCCCATGGGTCTACTGGATTGAAAGAAATTGCAGTAACAATACCTGTTATTGGGTGAATAGTAGCGATACCAACAGCTTGTACTGTTGGTGCATCCATGTAACCAGAAGTGGTGATGGCAACAGTTGGTGATGTTGTGTATGATCTTCCTGTGGTTGTAAATGCAACTGAACCTGGATCAATAGAAGAACCAGCGATACCTATTGAAGCTGAAACAAATGAGAACCCAGGATGATTGATTGTTACTGTTGGAGGTGAAGTATAGAACTTACCTTCTGTAGTTATTGCAAGACTTTGTACCGTTCCTCCATATAGACCGAAGTCATCAATAGTGGCAGTACCAAGAGCTCCACTGCCAGTTCCATCTGGAGGATCAAATGTAACAGTTGGAGCCGTTTTATAATAGACACCACCAGTTGTTCCATATGGGAACAGATAAGACGAAGATCCAATACTGATAGGTGCAGATATGACACTTACACCAGCTCCTACTTGTGATGGAGTATCCAGAATCGATGTGGCAGCTGCTCCAACATGTTTCGGTGTGGAGATACCAACTGATGGAAGATCAATATAACCACTACCACTAAGTGTTACTGTGACAAACTGAACAGAACCTGTTGTGCTGATGCCTGACGTAGCTGCAGCACCCACTCCAGTTTCTCCATTTGGTGTTGTTAATGTAATCCAAGGTGCAACAGTGTATCCACATCCAGTATTAGTGATATAAATGCTAGAAACTTTTCCAACTGGTGTACCATTACAACCAATAAATTCATTAGTAATAGTTGCAATGCCAGTAGCGGTCACTCCACCAAATGGCGCAGAACTAAATGCCACAACAGGTGCAATACTATAATTGTTACCCATATCAATAATGGAGATGTTATTTACAGATCCACCACTACAGAGAGTAGCTGTTGCCAAAGCAGTAGATGCGACACCTATGACAGTAAGAGTTTGAGTATAACCAGTATTGATGTCTGTGATTTCATCATCAATGTCTTCAACACCAGTATCAATAACCTCATCCTCATATCTGAAGAGTTCAAGTTTTAATTGATAGACGTAGTTCTTTTCTAATTGATAGAAAGGTTGTTCGTGTTCAACATATTTGATTTCAAAAAGTTTATCACCAAGTGGGAACCATACAAGATCACCCTCTCTTGGTCTATGTGTGACACCCTTCATACCTGGAATATCTTTCATGAAGGGTGAGATATATTCTTGATATCTCTCCTTTGAAATAACCAATGTCAGGTCATCTTTCTCCTGAATACCAAACTTGGATAAAAGTGTTCCCTGGCCACCAAATCCCTCATAACTATCCACATATGCTTCAAGTGGATATGCATGTTGAAACTTCGACTCGATAACCTCTTTGATTATCGTTTTTTCAGTTGCATATTGTCTTGGGAGGTAGTATACTTCTACCCCATATATTTTGAGTTGTTCGTTTACCAGACTCTGTATTAGGTTCTGTTCGTTCTTAGAACCGTTGAGGAAATATGAATTAAGCATTAATCTTACCCGATAAGATCAAGAGGTGGAATTTCATATGTAGACATCATCTTGTCTTCGATCCTGTCAAGTTCAGATTGAGCATCATCATAGATCTGTCTCCCATTGAACTCAATGCCACCAGGTAGTTTGACACCTTGGAACTTAATCAAGTTCTGACCCCACTGTTTCTTAATCAGAGATGTTAGATACTTTTTCAGAAATACATCATTAAAGACATCAGTAGCTTCAGCTGGATTCAATGCTTTCCAACAATCAATAACCAGATAATCACCAACATTCAGATCATTATAAGCAACATCCAGATACATTCTATTTTGTCTTTGATTAAATCTAATCTGTTTATGAGTATTCAATAGGAAATTCAATGTCTCAAGATAGGACATTGACATTGAGTAGGATAGGATATCCTGTGTTCCCCAGTAGTGAACATCATTCAGAAACATCTGATACTTCAAACTGAACATGTTCTTGGTATCCAGACCCATTAAGGCATCCCATTGGTACACTTTATTGATACCAATAACATCATTAGGTATTTGAATATAATTGCTATTCTCTTGATATGTAAATGTCGTTGGTGTTCCCGCCATATTAGCAGAAGCTGTTGTCACAGCCATACCGACATTACCCCTTCCACTAGGAGCACCGGTTGGTACAGCTTTAGCTCTATCTAAATCATCTTGAGTTATCTCATATTTCAGGTAAGTTTGAATTACCCCATCAAAATGTCTTTCTTGAAATAATTGAATTGCATCGTCCAATAGGTCGTGGACCTGCTCTTCGGCAACATTAATTTCAACTACAGGAGCACCCAACTGTCTCAGACAGTAGTCTATCAATTCTTGTCTAGAGGAGGGCTTCGCCATTTATATACTATAACTTTTTACTATTTAGATAGCTGCTGAGATCCCTGACACCACAGTGACATTACCCTCAGCTAATCTATACACGGTCGTTCCAGAACCTACAAGAATATCCCAAACGTATCTACCTGGTTTTAATTTATCAGTATTAGTTTTATTCATAGAGATCTCAAATTCACCATTAATCGAACTAGTAAATCCAACAACAAATGTACCAGCAGGAGACATACTAGATCCTATGGATACAGACTTAGCCATCTGAGATGAGGCTGTCCAACTAGTAAAGTTAAAGTTAGATTTGTCCTGATTAACAACTTTGAAAGTTGAACTAAAATCAGACCTAGTATTGATAACCAAATTGACTCCATACGCTGAAGCATTAGAGTCAGGGTTAAAAGTAATTGTATTATTTGCCATTAGTTAATACTTGTAACATACGTTTGATATCACCAATGTCTAATTCAAGTTTATCAATCCTCTCCTTTTCGGAGAGGAGTTTCTTTCGATTGATCATATAGATTTTGTAGTCATCAGAGTTGTTATTGATAACAGCTCCTGTTTCAGAATCACGATATAGACCTGGATGGCCTTCAACTGGAATATGTGTCATGCTAATCCAAGGGTTCTAAAGTTCCTAATCATTGGTGGACTTGCTTGATTGGTTGATGTACCAATCAGTTTAATTCTAAATGAACCAAATGCTGGTAGATTATCTATGGAGAATTTGTACTCTCTATACATGCTGATACTAGGATCTTGATTCAATGAATCACTCTTCGTGATTGGTTGATCGGGAGCTCCGTTACTACTATTAAAGTTGATAACAGATCCATTGGATGCGAAGTTGTTGGAACCAGGGAATGGTGTGAAGATTACATCTTTAGCTGGTCCTTCCTGATCGATAGCAAAGAATACTCTGATGTCAGAATCTTTAGTCAAGAATGCGTCAAGGTAAACTTGAATAGAAGTTCCTGGGTTTGCAAGAATGACTGGTTTTGTCACGTACATAAACTTATTAGGATCTGTAAGAACACTGTCAACTCTAGGATCGTTAGCGTAATCAGATACTGGTTCATTTACTCTGTTTGAAATGAGAACTACAGACATTTGATCAACATCAACTGCTGGTGAAATTCTACTATCAGAGGAACTCATATCAAGACTAATAGACATTGACTTATTACCAGGAAGATCATCAAGGAACAGATTTTCATTAGTTGGCGAAGCCATCATTCTCTGAGTATCAAAGTAGTTGACCTGACCAAGAGCGATCTTTTCAAATCCTTGATCAACGAATGGTCCTTCATTACCAGAGATACTGGTAGCCGAGATTGTTCTCATTGAGGGATCAATACTAGTTCCGGTTGGAGTGATAGTTTCAATCTTAGGAATTGCCTGTGAGAATGGGATATTGTAAGAACCCATTGCTTTGTTACCACCACCAGAATCAGAAGTGTCGAAGTACAATTTAGGATAAATTGAACCAGTTCTGTCTAGACCATTCTGTGACATATCGATCTTAACTTTATAGAAGTCAGTATCGAATGCATTAGGTTCTGTGACTGCGTTCATCAGATGATCCTTATTAATTCTTCTCAGAGATACGCCATGGAACTCATATTTCTGAACAATCTCATCAACACCATGATCAATGATGTTTGTATCATCAATACCTCTAGTAATACCAGTCAATTCATTACCAGACATGCCAGTATACTTAATGATCTCATCATTCATCAAGATATAACCAGGATTGGTAATTCCAATTCCAAGATGTTCAAATATACCAAAGTTCGATGTATTTGCAATCGCGATGGATGTTGTAGAGTCAGATTTGTACTCTGTCGTAAGAGTTGTATGTGAAATGCTAGAACTAATATCCTTCAGAGATACGACGTTTGTATTGGAATACATTCCATGATTTCTCTGGTCAATTCTGAGATGGTCACCATTAGTCACTACACGAATTGGTGCCTCAGGAACCATGCCACTTGCATTTGCGTCGTAGTTAAAGATAGTGGTTACACCTGCGGAATTGGTGTAATCAAGAATTTGACCAACAGTTGTTCCAAATTCACCTTGGACAT